ATACTTGATGACCTTCACAGTCACAAAAATGTAACATCGACTACCATGATAAAACAGGTAATTGACACCTATAAGCTGGCATGGTCCTTATTGGACCCGCATGGGAAGATGGTCGTGATTGGCACAAGATGGTCGTTTTTCGACCTGTACCATCACATAACGGAAACAGAGCGCCATAGATTTGATGTGTTTAAGCGCAGTGCGCATAACCCGGATGGCAGTCTTTTTTTCCCGGAGGTACTGTCCGAAAGATGGCTGGCTGATCAGAGGAAATCACAGTCGTCTTACATCTATAGCTGTCAGTACGAGAATGACCCGGTGGATGATGAGAACGCAGCCTTCCGCAAAGAGTGGCTGGCTTACTGGCACAAGGACAGCGCAGGGCAGTTCAGGCCGGTGGAGAAGGAAACCGAGTACAAGGAAGGGTATGCGCCGGTATTTTACCGGGCCGAGCAGATGTACTGGTATATGTCGATTGATCCGGCTATAGCAGACAAGACTGGCAGCGACGAAACCGCAATGGTGGTAACGGCCATTGACCCTGATGACAGGGTATTTATTATTTATGCCGACAGTTTTAAAGTGAGCCCGACAGGGATTATAAACAAGACTTTTGACTTGCTGGACAGGTATCCGCATATCAGGAGCGTAGGGATTGAGACCACGATATTTCAGCGCTCAATCAGGTTTGCGATGTACAAAGCGTTTAAGGATGCGCAAAGACCTATGCTTATCGAGGAATTGCCGACACCCTGGACCACTTCAAAAGAACAGAGGATACTGGGGCTTGTACCGAGGTTTGAATTCAGGGAAATATTTTTAGGAAAGAATATGCACAAGCTTGAGGACCAGTTAATCCGGTTTCCTGTAGGCAAACATGATGATGTATTGGATGCCCTGGCACATCAGCAGTTAATGTGGAAGAAGCCTCCAAAGGACATGAAGAGATCTGCGCCTGAAGGCAGTTGGAATTATTATCATAACAAGCTAAAAGAATTGCGAGCATCCAGTGGGGAAGAACACTGGGGGAATATGAGAGCAAAAGAATATAAGAATGGAACATATTATGCCTAAGAGCAAAGTACAAAAAAAAGAAAGCGTAACTTCGATAATGACCAAGCCCTCCGAGGAACAGGAAGTTTCAATATGGAAGTCCAGGGTGGCACTGGGAGTCGAACAGCAGCGGAAGCATTACAAGGAAAATGCTGATAAGTGGCGGAAGTTCTACGAAGGAGACCACTGGCCAGACAGCAGGTATTATATGAAAGAAGAACGGCTTGTAGTCAACTATACTTATGCCATTGTAAAGTCGATTGTACCGCAGATATACTTTCAGGATCCGCACTTTTATTTATCGCCCTTTACCAAGGAGTGGGTCGATAATAGGGAACTGGCAGAACTGGCACTTAACCAGAAGTGGCGTGCAATCCAGATGAAGCAACAGATTAAAAAGATTGTATTGGACCATCTTGTTACCAGCTACGGGGTAGGGAAGATGGGGTATCATACCAAGTTTGTACGCGGCAAGGGTTCAGAGAACATGGAAACAGGTATGGATTATACTGAGTATATCCAGGAAGAGTATCCATTCTTTATCCGCCATAGCCCCGAAGATATCATATTCGATACAGAGAGGACGGATTTTGATACAATCAGGTGGTATGCACTAAGATATTTGCTCCCGATTCATGATGTGAAGAAGGATTATAACAATGCCGAGAAGTTAAACGGGGAGCAATATTTCTCTAAGGACTTTGTAAACTCAAGATTGACCTTAGACGAAGAGATTGCCGGGGACTTTGACCGTATTGAGGTATGGGAAATACATGACATGGTGGATATGAAGAGAATGACCATTGCCGGGGAAGCAGAGAAGTTTCTTTCCAAAGAGGATAATGAATATGGCTTTAATAATTGCAGGGTATTTTCAGTAAACAATGTCCCGGACAAGCTTTATCCACTATCAGAAATCAGCCAGATAGCGGACCTTAACTGGGAGCTTGATAAGGCCAGGACACAGCTCGCCAGACAGAGGGCTAAAGCCGGCAGGAAGATTCTTGTTGAAGAAGGGGCTTTTGCTACACCGGCCGATAAAGATAAGTTCCTAAATGGTGAGGATATGCAGATGGTGGTTCTATCAGACGGAGCGCTGAAGGAACAGAAAGTATTTGTTGTTAGCGCCTCTTCTATCAGCCCGGACCTTTATATGACAGCAGAAGAGATAGTCCACGATATAAACAATGTATCGGCAGTAGGATATCAGCAGCGGAGTGCAGAGTCCCCTACAGAGAAGACGGCTACTGAAGTAAATGTTATGGACAAGAACGCTAATCTTAGGAACTCCGAGCGACTTGATGTAATGGAAGATTATGTCATATCACTGGCGAGGGATTTGCTGAAAATTATGCAGACTTTCCCTGATAGCGATGAAGAGTTGTATCTTGAGCACACTGGCGAAAATGTTACATGGAATCCTGAAAAGATAGCAGGGAGATATAACCTTAGAATAAATGTAGGGACAACAGCCAGACGGGACGTAGAGACTGAAAGAACAGTGCTGATGCAGATGCTTCCGCAGATTAACAATATGGTTGACGGTCAGACAGGCAAGCCGGTAATAAATACCAGAGAGTTCTTGAGAGTTCTACTCAAACATTATGCCTTTACCGATGACCAGATTGACAGAATAATAACAGAGCCTATCCCGGAGGAACCGCCACCGTCAGAAGAACAGGCAGCACCGGGCGGGCTTGACGTAAATTTAATATCGGATTTATTGGCCCAGAGTGGTTATGGCACACCCGGGGTAGGCGGAATTGACAACCCGATGTCTACAATCGGGATGCCTGGTATGGAAGGAGTGTTTTAAATGGGTTACCAGATGGTGGACAAGAAATGTCCGACCTGTAAAGCGGTAGTAGAGTTTGCATATAAGGACGAGGAGACTAAGTGTGCTAAGTGCGGGACAACAATGGAAAGGATTTTCGGTAATGGGGTTGCCCCAGAATTCAGGCCACAGTGGTTTGACGGGTTTGAAGCGGAACCTATTTTTATTGAGTCCAGAGAACAGTTCGTTAAAGAGTGCGAAAGCAGAGGGCTTACCCAGAAGGGCGGAGGGCATTGCTATGATTACCGATTAGGTAAAAAGCGGTCCCCGACTGAAAGAATTAACCCGCCCCCGAGGAAGCTTTCACAGTATGAGATTGCAAAGAAGCGAGAAGAAGCAATAGGAAATGCCGTACAAAAAGTGTATGGATAACATAAACAAAAAGGAGAGAAAAAAATGGGACCTATAAACGATGCCGACAATCTTGAAGCCCCCGAAAATAATGAAGTAGGACAAGAGGAAGAAGTAGAAACTGAAGAAACCCTCCCCGAAAATGAAGATGAAGGACAAGGCGAAGGGACCGGCACAGAAGAACCATCTGAAGGACAAGAGGAAGATACCTCCCTGGAAGATGAAGATGCAGAAGGCGTAGAAGAGGAAGATTCCAAAGGGATAGCTAACGACCCCAAACTGCACAAGAAGAGACTGACTGAAAAGTCGGAAGAGTTTGCGGAGTACAAGAGGGAAGCAGAGCGCAGGATAGCTGAACTTGCAAACCCCCCGGCTCCCAAGGAAACTGACAGAAAGAAGTTATTGGCAGATGGCAGAATACCGCCAGAGGAATTAACTAAAGAGGACATGGCTACTATGACTCCGCAGCAGTACACCAGGTATTTGACCAATGTTGCGAAGCTGGAAGTACAGAAAGAATTTAATCAGACCTATGCACCTACACTGAAACAGACGCAGATAGACAGTGCAAAGGCGACACTGAAAGAGTTCTTTGCTACTAATCCAGGTTCCAAGGAGTTGAAAGGTGAACTGAAGGATGTTATGGTAAGCTATGCACAGAAAAAAGTTCCTCTACAGTTATCAGATGCCTGGGATATTGTTAAGGGCAGGCACCCGGAAATAGCTGAAAAGAAAATCCGGGATCAGAACACCTTGAAGAAGAAAGCCAATATGATAAAAGACAGTGGGACCCCGCCTTCAAGGAAAGTGGTAGTAAAGGACAAGCCGACCGGAACGGAAGCAGTGAACGCTGCCTTCGACCAGTTGGGAATAAAATAAGAAAACGAAGATAAGAAAGGAAGGTGAGTGAAGATGGTAGATGAAAGCAGATTTGACGAAATATGGAGTACATCTTTATTCAATTACAAAAAGACACTGGAAGACAATGTATTTGATGCTTTTCCACTGTTCGACTGGATGAACCAAAAGGGCGGAAGGTTAGAACTTGAGGAAACTTCAAATGATATACAGATACCATTACTGTATGGGAAGAACTCAACAGTCCAGTCCTATTCAGGATGGGATGTATTGGATGTTACACCGCAGGAAGGACTGGGTAATGCCAAGTTTGCAATGAAACAGCTTGCGGGTACAGTAACTATACAGAGATTCCAGGAGAGGCAGAACGCCTCAAAGGCTACGATTGTTAAGCTTTTCAATTCCAAAATGCAACAGCTTGAAATGTCGTTCCAGGATGAAATTTCAGAGCAGATGTTTGGTGATGGAACTGGAAATGACGGCAAGGATATCAGTGGGTTGCAGAAACTTGTAGCTGACGATCCTACTGCCAGTGCTACTGTAGGCGGGATAGACCAGAGTACCAGGTCATGGTGGAGGAACCAGACTGATGATGGTGCGCAGAGTGCTGCTGCCTATGATAATTTGCTTGCGGACATTCGGGGTATGTACCTGGATTGTTCAAAGAGGAAGCAACGACCTGACTTTGGTATAATGCCACAGGCTATTTATGAAGCTTATGAAGGGCTAATGACAGCAGACATTAACTTTAATGTTGGTAATGTGAATCTGTCAGTAGGGGACCTGGGCTTTGATAACCTGAAGTATAAAGGCATGGTTATAACATGGGATTTGGACTGCCCGGCTGGGAAGATGTACTTCCTGAACAGCAAGTTCCTAAAGCTGAATGTTGATAAAGGGACAAACTTTGAACCTATGCCATTCCAGAGGTCCAATAAACAGGATGGGCGTAGTTCGATGGTGCTATGGTACGGAGACATGACTGTCTCGAATAGAAGGATGCAGGGAGTTTTACACTCCATAACCTAAAAGACCTTAGTTAAAGGCACAAATTGTTAAACAAAAAGGTAAGGTGAGTAATATGATAGCAGGAGAATACACAAGAGGTGGACACGAAAGAGTATGGATGGTTGGCAAGAATTCAACTGCCGCTATAATTTTAAAAGGTTCAGCGGTAAGTTGGGATTATGCCACACTAAAGGACGGTAGTTTTATACTGCCTACTACTGCAACAATCAATATGTTTGCAGGTATCCTTTGGGAGAACGCTGGAACATCAGGCAATGAAGATGACGTGGCAAGGATATTGGCCTATGGGTACCACAATGGTGCTTACCTGGCTGGTACGACTGTTACACCGGGAGCAAGGCTTGTTCCAGTAAACGCAACATCGTATATGACACTGGGGGTAACCCATGCTGACAGTACGGTAGAAGCGCCAGATGAAGCTAATGTATATGCCATAGCGGCTACTACAGGATGCTTAAAAGCAAGTTCAACAGTGGGTAATACTTATGCGATTTTCGTAAGAGCATTGGGTAAATAGCCTATCAAATATGGGGGGAGGTATTGATATCTTCCCCCAGTGATATTTAAAGGAGAGAAAAAAGTGAAAAAGAAGAAGAGGTTATCCTCCCGAATTAAAGATTTCATTCTTCGGTTTCAAATATTTTACGACGATGAAGAACCGAGGCGATTGCTTAAAGATACGAATGTAGTGGATATCATGAGATGTCCAATGTGCTTTCAATTAAGAACAAGTTTTGAAATGAAAAGGGGGATAACAGGATGTCTAAGGTGCGGATGCAGAGAACTAAAACCAGTCTACAAGGACCAGCTAAATTGGAAACTGCTGACAAGAGTAAAAATAAGGTACTTCGCAAAAGGGTATTAAAGAACAAAAAGCTACTGATTTATATGCCGTCTTATATGGGCATGATAGATTCGCATACGGTAGAAAGCCTAAATGAAATATCTTTTGATGCAGCAAGGATTAAGGGCCTTGAGACTTATTTGCAGATAGGCAAAAGGATGCACACAACAAATGCAAGGAACCTGGCAGTGGAAACTGCTATAAAAGGGAATGCCGATTATATTTTATGGATAGATGATGATATGTGGATTCCACCAAATACACATATACTGGAAAAACTACTGGACCATGACAAAGATATTGTGGCTCCGCTGTTTTTCGTGAGGAGACCGCCGTATATGCCGCTTCTTTTTAAGCGCAAGGTTATGGCAGATGGTATGTATACTACTTTTAATAATATTATGGACTATGAGCCAGGACTCCACCAGGTGGACGGAATTGGCTTCGGGGTAGTCCTGACTAAGGTTGATGTTTTTCGTCGCTTAGAACCCCCGTATTTTGTCATGAGCGACACATTTGGAGAGGACCTGTTCTTCTGTAATAAAGCAATCAATGCTAATTTTAAGATTTATTGCGACACCACGATTAAAGTGGGCCATATAGGGGACCCGCCAATAATTCAGGAGGGCAATTATCTTGACAATAGACAGGGTGCAGATTTCTGGCTGGCCCAGAAAAAGGACAAGGATCTTAAAAAGGTGTTTAACCTTACTAAAAAGGCCGATATTATAATGCCCTGTTATCACGAATTTGAAAAGACAAAAACAGCAATAGAGTCAATACTGACTTTCACTAAAGATATTGACTATAGGCTGATAATTATAAATGATGGAAATGATAAAGAAATAAAGAAATATGTAAACACGATATCAAAGCACAGAAAGAATATTGTGTATATCGCTAACAAGGAAAATGTTGGGTGGGTCAAGGCTATTAACCAGGGGATTGCATTTAGTGAGGCTCCTTATGTAGTTTTCTTAAATAATGATATTGAGATACTGCCGAACATGAAGCATTGGCTATTAAGGCTGGTATCGGGATGTATGCCCGAAGGGATAGGGGCTACAGGGCCGACATCTAACTTTGTGATGGGTATTCAAAATATTACCTATACAGAGAAGGTCAATGTAGCGGAACACTTTGCCAGATTTTTGATAGGCTTTTGTATGTGCGTGAAAAGAGAAGCTATAGAAAAAGTCGGAGTATTAGACGAAATCTTTGGCATAGGTGGCAATGATGATCTGGACTACTCTATACGGCTCAAAAAGGCAGGGTACAAATTAAAAGTCCTAAGAGACGTATTTATACAGCATGAGGGCAATGTTTCACTTAACAAGGCTTTTGGCGGGCCAAAGGGCACCGTCAAGGAAGATAAG